TCCCTCGAAACGCTGACACCAACCCGGAGTTCAAGGATTACAAGATTGAATTTCCTCTGGACCTTCATTGCGAAGGCATCGGTTCAACAGGTTGGGATTGGGTCGCTAAACGATCTCGTTGGGTCGGCTTCGACTTCGACAGCATTGTGGGCCATGCGACTGGCGTGGGTGTCACCAAAGAAGAACTCGATAAGGTTCGTGATGCCGCGCGTAATCTGGGTTATGTCGAAGCTAGACGTTCCACCGGAGGCGCTGGTCTGCATCTTTATGTGATGTTCGAGGATGATCCTGCCTTTGACACGAAAAACCATACCGAGCACGCCGCTCTAGGACGATACATTTTGGGCCTGATGAGTCGTGACGCTGGATACAATTTCCAGAATCAACTGGATGTATGCGGTGGCAATCTATGGATTTGGCACCGCAAGTCCAGCAAGGTTAATGATGGGCTGAAACTGTTAAAGCCGGCAACTGGTCTTTTCCCTTCAGATAAGATGGACCAAAGCTGGAAGGATCATATCGCCGTCATTCAAGGTAAGCAAGCTAGAGTCCGAATGCCGGATACCTTGGTCTCTGAACAAGATCAAGACCCATTCGAGCAACTAACGTCGGCCCACCGCCGGGTGAAGCTAGACGAAAAGCACAATCTGATTTTGGACGAAATCCGGCGAATGGGTATTATCTGCAATTGGTGCCCGGATCATTACCTTCTTCAAACGCACACGCACGCTTTCGCCCGGCTGATGGGACGAAAAGAAGAGCTTAATCTGGAAGGGGTTTTTCAGACTAGCAGCCAGGGTAAGGATTTGAAGACGGCCAATTGTTTTGCTTTTCCTCTGGACTTCGGCGGTTGGAAGATTTTCCGATTTGGTCCCGGCACTGGTGAATCACCGACTTGGGAGCAAGACGGTAAAGGATGGACCACTTGCGGGTTCAACGTGCGACCGTCTTTCAAGGCAGCCGCACGCGCCCTGGGCGGCAAGCAACTTAAAAGGGGCGGATACGAATTCGAGAGCATTGAAAAGGCCATCGAAGTTGCGGGATACCTGAACCCCGATGTCAAAGTCAATGTCGAAGATACCCTTCAAGGTAGAAAAGCCATACTGACTAAGACTAAAGAAGGGAACATCTCGCTGGAGATTCCCAAAGGCAAAACCGATCCCGAGTCCATCGGGGAATGGAACTCATCGGATAAGAAGGGTGCTTGGACACAGGTGCTTAATATCGTTGCTGACAGCGATGAAGTTGACATCACTGACTACGACGAATTGATTCGCTGCTTGGAAACCACGGCGGGCGATGCGGCTGGATGGTCCGTGAAGAAGCGATCAGACAATCAATGGACTCGCAAAAATAGCGCGAGCGTAAAGAACATCTTGCAAGAGATGGGACATCAAAAGCCCGAAGCGGAACAGATCATGGGTCGTTATGAATTACGACCTTGGAGAATGGTGATGATCCCATTCACCGGTGAGTATCCTGGCAACCGTCTGTGGAATGCCGGCGCACCCCAATTGAAATACGAGCCTGCGCCCAGGTTATCCGTGGGCGCAGACGGAGAAGGGGAGAACAGCCTGCATCCATTCTGGGATTTGATTATGGATCACTGCGGGCAGGATTTGACACCCTATCTAAAAGAGTTAGAATGGGCGAAGATAAGCGGTATCCGAACTGGCGGAGATTATCTTAAAGCAATCTGCTCTTCCATCATTCGGCTCCCTTACGAGCCGACACCCTACTTATTCTTCTTCGGGCCGGAGAATTCGGGGAAGTCAATCTTCCACGAAGCGTTCACTGAACTCGTAACAACGGGTGTTGTGATGGCAGACCGTGCCCTTACCAACCAGTCAGATTTTAATGGAGAACTAGAAGGTGCCATTATCTGTGTAGTCGAAGAAAAGGACATCAGTAAGACACCTGGAGCACTGAATAAAATCAAGGCGGCTGTTACCAACCGTCGGCTGTCGATTCGCAAAATGCGAACCAACTCCTACATGGTGGACAACATGACCCACTGGGTTCAGAATGCCAACTCACCAGACAACTGTCCAATCTTCGAGGGTGACACTCGCATCACAATGATGTACGTGCCCCGACCAAAAACCGACATCCCAAAGACAGTTCTAATTGACAAACTGAAGGAAGAAGCTCCGCAGTTTATGCGCACGCTAATGGACTTCCAACTTCCTCCGTCCACCGGACGACTACGCATTCCGATTGTTTCCACACAGCACAAACAGAGGGCCGAACAATTGAATCGTTCTCCACTCGATCAGTTTATTACTGAGAACTTGTTTGAGTGCCCAGGGGAACTTGTATCTTATGCGGACTTTTATGCAAAGTTCCTTGAGTGGTTGCCTAGCGAAGAGAAGGGCAACTGGAGTCGCTATAAAGTCACCAAGCATCTTCCTATGAAGTTTGCTTCCGGTGCAGGCAATGGCAACAAGACTTATCTCGTAAACTGCTCCTGGGAAGATCGAGCAGTTGCTTCGGACCCAACGCCGTATTACGTGGCGGGCGGTCGCATCAAAAGGGTGGAGAAATGAAGATCATCGGCCTCGGGCACTATTCCCGGACAGGCAAAGACACTCTTGCCAATTACCTAGTGACGGACTTACGAGCACACGGCATCATTGCCAAGAAGATTCCGTTTGCATGGAAGCTGAAGGACATCTGTCATCAGCTTTACGGTTGGTCAGGTCTGAAGTGTGCTGAGTTCTATGACACAAAAGACGGTGAACCGTTCAGGGATGTAAAGCTCCCCGGTTTGAACATGACACCGGTCGAAGTCTGGGTTGCAATGGGAACCCCGGCTGTTCGCAACAATGTGTATATGAACACATGGATCGACTTCGTTCTGAAGTCGGATCATCAAGCTGATGTCATCATCATCCCTGATGTTCGGTTCCCAAACGAAGTTGAAGCAATTCGGGATGCTGGTGGTTGGCTGGGTAAGATCGTTAGACCCGGTTATGGTCCTCGCAACACGGTCGCTGACCGCGCTCTGGTCGGGTTTACCGGCTGGGATGCTGTGATTGGTCAGTCTGGTTTAATGGGCGAACTGGAGCAGTGGGCACTAAGCCTATCGGAAGCCATCTCTCTTAAACGACTATACAGGGTCCAGACACACGAATCGAAGATGGCCGCTTTAGCCGTGGAGAAAATAAATGGATAGCGCTAGTGCCACCCGAGTCTTTGTGCTTGGAGCCGTTTATGATTTTCTGGACCATTGCTGCAAACGTGAGAACCCGCTAGTGATCGGCCAGGGATACGCCCGTGATCGGCTCGTTGCCGAATTTGAGCTATGGGTGAAGCAAAAGGGTCTTCCTATTCAAGGGATCGACCCCGATATGTTCCGACGCGCCTGCCAAACTGGAGCACTCAAGTAATGCCGAAGATTCGATCCTCCATGCCACATTTGAACGGCAACATTATGGCCGCCGTGGACTTCGAGACCACCGGCGTCAAGTCTGGTTGGCATGAGCCAATCCAGGTTGCTGTCGTACTCTTAAACTCTGACCTGCGGCCGATGGAAGACATCCGACCGTTCTACACGAACATTAAGCCGGAATTCCCCGAACGTCAAGACCCGGAAGCATCTCGCATCCACGGTCTCGACATGGACAACCTTCTTCTGTATGGCCTCGATAGGGGTCGGGTACAAGATTTGTTCATCGAATGGTGGGAGTCCATTGGGCTGCCATTCGAGAGGAAGCTGGTGCCTCTGGCGCACAATTGGCCTTTCGAGCACAGCTTTCTCCGCGCCTGGTTCGGACATGATCTGACCAACCGATTGTGGCATGGGCACGCGCGTGATGCGATGGAGTATGCCGTGAGTTTGAACGACAAGGCGTTCATGCGGGGCGCTAAGGTTCCCTTTTCTCAAGTTGGCCTGGGCGACTTGTGCAAGCACTTCGGCGTCATTAACCCAAAGGCTCACGATGCCCTTCACGACTGCCTCGCTGAGGCTGAAGTCTATCGTAATCTTCTCAACGTGGACATCCTGTAGTTGTTTCTTCCCTTACCACTGACTCGTGGCAAGTTTGCTATTGTGGATGATTTTATCTATGATATAGTCAACCGTCACAAATGGGCATTCAATGGTCGGTATGCTTACCGAACGGTTCGGCGTAATGGTAAGAAACATACTTTGTATCTTCACGTAGAAATCATTAGACTCTGCCAGAGAGGCTATGTTACTGGAGAAGTGGACCACCAAGACAGAGACGGTCTAAATGATGCGTCGGCAAATCTACAAGTGGTTTCGCACAGTGTTAATATGGCGAATTCAAAGAAAAGAATCGACAATAGTTCAGGGTTCAAAGGCGTGAGTAAACACCAACGGCTATGGAGAGCGTATATCAATGTCGATGGAAAACGGCATCATCTAGGTTTGTTCAAATCCCCCGCACAAGCCGCCCAAGCCCGTAAAAAATTTATCACACGAAAAGGTCTCGTGGGATTCAGGTCGGAGAAATAATGGCTGCCTTCAAACGAAGTGACTGGAATCAGATCATCCAGCAAGTAAATGACATCCGGGCGAATCCTCCCAGTGGGTGCGATCCTCTGGACCCTATTGACGAAGTGGGGCCGAATCATATCTGGACATTCGGCGACATACAAGAAGTGCAAGATGCTCTTATTGAAACTTGCGAGACCATCACGTTCAGTGAGACACCAGAACTTTGGAAACAATCCATCATCGACGAGATCAATGATGCGATGAGTCAGGTGTGGTGTGATTGTCAATGTAGTGAACCACCAATTCCATCGGAAGACGGATTTGAGTTCATTTTCTTCTCGATACCAAGCGGTCCATTAGTCGAGCCGCCGGAACAAGTTCTTTTATCTTCGTTGATTAACGGTATAGTTCTTGGCGCACCTGACATTCCTGGTCGAACATGGGCCTTCTTTGAAAGACTAAATCTGGATGGAAGCATCTTTGACAGTGATGATCTTGTCATTGAACCATTACCCTGTGATGGAGTCGTCAATTACGCCGGAGCTTTCATGGTGATTACCAGCACCATTGGTGAAGACATCAGCGCTGAATACATCCTTCGGTTAAATAATCCATAGTTGGAGAGACCCAATGAGTTGCTGTGATGGTGATATGCCGGCTAGACCTGTGATAACCCAAGAACAGACCGATGAAAATCTAGCACGCATCTCTTCCTCAGTAGTTGCACCTAGCGACCCAACCAAGCCGTTGGCGTCCAGTCTTCGCAATGCGCTGCCTCTAGTGGGCGGCCGGGTTTACGGTCGGCCGAAGATTCACGACGACGGCTCGATAGAGTTCGTGCCTGTCCTGGACGCGGCACCCCCGGTCGCGGCCGAGGGGTATTCTGCGGACCCGGACAATCCCTGGCTATTCCGACCAGCCTGGAATGAGTGCCAGAGGCGTCTGGCAGGCTTCAGGAAGGCCGCAGACGGCAGCCTAGGTCTGAAGATGCTTTGCCACAACCCGGCTGTAACAGCCCATTTCATGCGTTACGTGACCCCTGTGGATTGCTCGGCCTGCCCGCTCCGAGTAGGTCCACGAAAAAACCCCTCGTGACACAAGGCCACAAGGGGTTGAAAAGGCCCGAGGGAGTGGGCCTATGTTAGAATGTCGTCGATCAAGCCGAACTCTTTAGCTTCCTGCGCCGTGAGGATCATATCCGTGGCGCACTTCTTCTTCCAGAAGCTCGGTGGTCGCCCAGAGCGTTCCGCGTAAATTCGGTACATCGCTTGCTGGGATTTCTTCGTGAACTCGGCCCAGTTGTGAAACGATTGAAACGTATCCTCAACTTTCCACGATCCGTCATGCACCATGATGGTTGCATTTGGGTAGGCCATTCTCACGTCGGCCGCCTGTAGGATCACCGATCCCATTGACATCGCACAGCCCAGAACATACGCTGTGATCTCGCACGGGCAATGCTTCATCACATCATATATGGCCATGCCGTTAAACGTACAACCGCCAAAGCTGTTGATGTAAACGGTGATAGGCTTTTCTTTGTCTGCCGACTGCATGAGATGGAACGCCTTAATGACGTTCCGGCTTGTCTCGTCGTCGATACCATCCGAACCGTCACCAATGTAAACAGTCCTGGTCTCGATATGCAGATGATTGTCAAAGAACCTGTCGATACTCTCCTTCGCCACTCTTGCCATTTGTTAATCCTGTAAGAAGGCCGTTCCTGCACCCCACTTCCCGCCCTCATCGTCGAACTTGAAGTCGAAGGGTTGGACGTTATTGGTGTCGCTGAATTTAGCCGTGGTCTTAATAAGCAACTCATTGGCCAAGATACCTTGGAACACAGTCGCCAAAATGGATTCGGCGTTGTTATCAGCAGAGTCGATGATCTTGGTATTACGAATGTCGATCACGAAGGGTGATGCCTGCGAACCCGGCAAAGGGATAGCCGGCAACGGGTCGATATAGTTGAGCAGAAGGTTGGGTTGAGGATTAGGAGTATTGTCAACCTGGGCAAACACGTTGCCAGGGATGATTGTTTGGGCTACAAAACCAGTGTCAGACGGTGTGCGGTCGCCACGGTCGCTCTGTGGTCCGAATACCACATTGGGACCGCCAACGAATACCACACCGTTAATACCAATGGTTTCAGTGAAACCAATAGGTAAAGTACCCGTTGCACCGGCACCAATTCCTCCGCCACCCGCTGTTCCGGCAGCAATCTCGTCTGGAGGCGGCCACGTATCCGTTACCGGGAGTGAGGCAGGCCAGAAGAATTTGTAGAATACATTGGTGCCAACTTTCACAGGAACCAAACACTCAAAGTTGATGGCGTTATCTTCCGAATTGTAGCTGGCATTCTCCACAACGGCCTTAACAGGAGCGCTGGCAATGTAACCAGGGAGATCAAGTGTCACGGTGTCAAAGGTCTCCAAAGCCAGGAGCTTTAACATACCATTGAACTTTATCTTCTTCCAGGTGTACGACTTCCTAATCAGCCAGAACGTAGCACACTTGTAGATGATGTCTGGCTGATTGTAGATATACCACTCGAACTCTTCTTCCTTTGTGCCGTACTTCGGGACATTGTTCCGAAGAATGATCTTATTGGGTTCCTCAGCCGCATAGCTAAGCCACCATGTCACGACCATCTTGGTCACAAGGTCTTCAGTCTCGGTGAAGCCAACATCCACCGACTCAATCTCAATATCTGTCACCTGAATCGTTTTGTCTGATGCAGGTTCATCCGGCAGGTATTTCAGGTAGAAGAATCCGTTACTGAGCCACACGGCACATCGAGCTTGGAACGCAATTTCCCGAATCAACTCCAGAGTGTTCTTTCTATCCAGCACTGGGAAGTTGCTTGGGAACTGATTTAGCTTTGCTTTGACGATATTGAAAGTTGTCGTGTCAAAATCCAGATCGGTCCAGTTCTCGATGATGTATTCTAGGATGTCAACCGTGTTTGGTCCAATCGTTGATTGGAATGTCACGAATAGATCGTCTTCCCAGCCCTGATCCTCAATGCTCGATAGCGGCTTAGTAGTCACGACTTGTACTGCCGTGATGGTGCCGTAGTTTTGCACTTGGGTAAACCACAGCGAGTTCGGGACATTCACCAGCTTACGGACGCCACTCAGGGTCTTGAAAGCCTTAACGGCTAAGACGGTCCCCGGCGTGATCGACACGATATACGTGATTGGCTCGTCGCTATCAACCACAACTCGGCTACCAGCATCCGCCCAGAAATGCTGGGCTACCTGGGGTGTGGACGGGCGGGACACCTGCGAGATATTGCAAATGATGAACCCGTGCCGCCGAACTGTGTTACCGAACAAGTCACCGGTGCCCGGTGGCACTTCAGCTTGGAAGTCGAAGAACTGTGCTGGGGTGGCGGTCTCACATTGATCGGCACCAATCCCGCTAAAGAGTTCCGCAGCTTTATCATCGTTGTCTGGATGCTCTCGGTTCGTAATCGTGAACTCGTCACCATCCATGTGACCAGTGAATAACCCTCCGTTGATGTTCAAGCGGATGGTTGTATCTTGACGAAAATCTTCGCCGCCCAAGATTCGGACTGGGTTGCAGCCTAGTCCATTATTATTGGCGGCAGTGATCTTTGAGGCTCGTTGAATCTGCGCGCAAGATCGTTGTCCAGTTCGAGAATTGGCGGCCGAACTAATTTGTGCTTGCAAACTATTGATCTGATCGAGAAGCTCATCGGCCTTCTGGTTTCCTTCAGGAGTTCCCAGACCACTCCATGCAAAGTGGCACGCATCGAGAAAGCTAATGTTCTCCGACATCATCGCCAAGCTCATACCCAGCCCGCAGTCATCGCCGCCCAGCGGAACTTGATTATGCAAATCTTCGCCACTTATAATACCGACACCACAGAGCGTGCTGCCGGACACCGCCTTGTTCACTTGCAAAGCCGGGCAATCCAGAACCTTCCCGAAGATCACTGGCCAAGGTTTACCTACTAGGTCTTTCGGCAGGAACGGGAACTGACCTTCTTCGGCCGAGAACCCGAACTCTTTGTCTTCGAGTTGGGAGATGACGGAAAACGAAATAGACCGATTGGTTTCAGACCAAGACACGGGGCTGCTGAGCTTTCCGGCGAACAAGAGGAATTTGTCGCTAAGTGCCAGCCCGTCGAACCACTGATAAACACGAACATCTCTCTGGTGGATGTCATGGGAGTCCATGATTGCCTTGATTGATCCATCGGTGTCATCGAGAGTCACGCTCAGTTCTTGTGAGGAATTGGAATTCAAAACGTCGATTACATTGTCCAGGTCGCCTACTTCCGTGATCTTGCCTTTGACACTCGTGCCAATGTCTCGATCAGCGTAGGAAATCGTAGCGTTTAGCGCCCAATCCACTTCGATGATGATGATAGGCTCAGTGCCTTTGCTTTGCGCGAGCTTAGCCAAGCCCCCTGCCGAAATGTTTCTCATTGCTCGATGCCCTCAAATTCAAGTGTGATGCTCTGCAAATCGTTACGCAGACCATCGACTCCGACCGGTCCCCCGCCAGAGGGTGTGTCGAACTCAAAAGGATTATTCATAAAGTTCCCGATCCAGATGCGACCGTTGTGGTCTTCAACCCGAATCTTGGAAGCGAAGTAGGAAAAGAGGAAGGCTCGCAGCGCCAGAGCGGCGGGTCGAGCCATCACAAGGGTCCAGGTCATCTTTCGGCGACCGCCCTTACGTTTGATGTAAGTGTACAGCGTCCCATCAACCGCCCGCTTCGACGACACCGAGGCCGTTAGACCTTCGGTGTCGCTAAAGTCGGGGTTGACTGTAATTAGATTCGTCTGCACAGCCGGGTAGGGTGCCGAGAATTGCATTAGACTTTGGTTCCTTCAAACTCGAAGCTGGCCGTCATTTGGCAGCCGGGTCCGTCTTGAACAATGGGATCAGACGGATTGGTAATGACACCGACCCAAACACGATCCTCCCAGTCAATAAGTCGAATCTCCTGGCCAAGATAAGTATCCATGAAGGTCAACAAACCTTGAGCCTGTGTATTCGACAAACCGCTAAATGACACTAGGAGCGTTTGCACCTTTGGCCAAATTGGGTCGGAGTAAACGATCAAAGTTCCGCCGCGAGTTTCGCGGTTGATCCTCGTCATAGCCAACCGATCTTGGTTCCCTAAGTTGGGAGTCCGCAAGAGCAACTCATCTGTCACCATACCTGTGGACGGGTACTGAAGGCGGAAGCCGGCAGTCACGCCCGCTGCCGTATAAGTGGCCGGCGGAGGATTGGGAGCATTTGGGTCGCTCGTACCCCCCACGAAGGGCGAGTATGTGCATCGCGTGTTGTCCCTCTCTAGGACAAAAGCCACCGACTGTGTTAAAGCCAGATCACTTGTTGCGGCTTTGGTCCGAGTGATGATGAAGTCTGCTTCAACATCCAGTGAGTCCAATTCATTCTCAGCCAGCGCGTTGCTTAGTGTGGCCGAAGCCACACTGTTTAAGCTAATTGAGTTATTAGCCGATGCCGTCTTGTTTGTTAGTGCTGTGCTTGTCAGAGACAAAGCACTGGTAGCCGAGACCGAATCACCATCTGCTCTAGCATTCGCTCCATTCGCAAATTGAGCGAATGAGATGATATTCGACGCCTGCTTGACGCCTATCAGCACATAAGACACACTATGGCTCAAGCCGGTCGTGACTTCGACCATCGTGAACGTGTCCAAATCGAACACGAACTCGGTCGTAATCAGTAGGCTAGTAGCTGAAGCATAATGCGGTCTCAGTACATTAAGTGTCTGCTGAACATCAAGAAGGTCCGTAATGGACAACATCTTGATATTTGTGGTGACTTCCTGCGTGAATTCGATAACGTGAGCTTCAAGTATTAACTTGATGCTAGTATTACGTGCTTCCTGCGTCAGTGTCAGCGGGCTGGCGGCATTTATGCCAGTGATTGAAGAAGATGCGGTATTGGTTAAGTTAATGACCGATGCCGCTCGACGAATCTGCTCTGCCGTCGCCGTGCTGTCGGCAGTGATCGTGGAGATGGCGTCCCGGTATTTCTCTCGTGTCTCACCCAAATCAGTCAGAGAAATCGGACTTGTGGCGTAAACATGGAGATTGAAACCGGACCCGACTCCCACCAGGGCTAACGGGCTGCTGGCAGACACAATATATGTCTGGCCCGCATAGCCGAAGTCCAGGAGCGCTAAGACGTTATCCGCCGTGACAACAAAGATACCCGAGCGGGCCGAATCCGTTAGCGTCAATGCGTTGCTGGCGGAAGCACTAACCGGCCCCTCCCCAACAGCCGCACTCGTTAGAGTCAACGGGCTGCTGGCGCTCTTGTGGAATGTCTTGGGAGCCGAAGCTGTACTAACCAGGGATATTGGACTATTGGCATCCACCAATAAACTTCCACCAACCACGGTACAAGTTTGCGTCAGCGAGATCGTGTCTTCCAAGGAACGGTCGAAGATATTCGAGCCAGTTGGTTGACCACCGCCCAGGATCATATTACCGGGACGAGAATCCGCTGTACCTAATTTCCCGGTGAACATGACTTATTCTCCCTTACTCCAATGAGCCAATTCAATCAGCATCTCGGTTGAACCGGTGCCATTGTTTGCTTGATTGTTACCAAACCAGCACACCTTGTCCGGGTCGCCGGCAAAATAGCTGGTTTTGCTTTCCGATAGAACTGTCAACCATTCGATTCCATCAAAGCTCATGTAGAAAATTGTGTTGGTTCCGTCGTTTTCTATCTTGAACCAAACTACATCATCTACGATATTCAAAGGGGCCGGAGCGACGACGTTCGTAAAGCCAGTGGTCGGAGACGAATATCGAGTAATCCTAACCTGTGGGCCTTCTTGGAAGAATTTTTCCAGGAGGACACCGATGAGTACCAGTTTACCAGAACTGGATTCTCTAAATCCTACCCCGAAAAATGGTTTTGAGTCAGTGGCACCACTGATGCAGCCAGCACGCATAGCCATTCGGTAAGTGTAAGGTGTGCTGGGAGCACTTCTCTCCTGTGCATTCACACTGACTCCGGCGCGCTCGGGGACAGTCATTAAGATCGTACCACCACGATCTGTTACCGATGCACTATCTTGGTTCACCCAGGTAAAGTCTGATGCCACAAGTGGTGTAACACCGTCATCAGCAACCAGCAAACCGATGGGAGGCACATTGGCGGACCCAAACAAGCCAACATGATCTTGGAACAACCGGGTCATGCCTTGGTTGGTATAAATCATATTCACCGGGTCGGTGTCACTGTGCGAAGCCGCCGAAGTTCCCTCCTGGCCACGAATAACTGTCAATGTGTTAGTAGAACGCGCTATGCAAATCATCACTTCCGATCCGATAATAATTCGGAAATTACCTGTGGACGGGAGTACCGATCCTGTAGTTACCGTCAATGACGTTACACTGTTGTCAATGCCACCATTCAGCGTGGTGGCACCATTGTTCTTGTGTTGTTCTCGCAGAGGAATGCTCACGATGCTCGGCTCCAATGGAATAGGCGCGCCAACATTTGTCTGGCACTACTACCCTGATTGTTGATGCCCCAAACAATTTGATCGGGTCCGGTTGTCAAAAGAAACGTCGTGCGAACTTCCGATGCAATCTCGATGAATGCGATGCCATCAAAGCTAATCGAGAACTTGATGTTGGTATTGTCGTCTTCGATCTTAAACCAAATGTACCGACTGAACAGCAAGAGATTAGATACAGCCAAAAGACTCCCGTTGAATGACGTTGAGCTATTGAACTTATAGACGGCAACACGTTTAGCCTCAGAACCATCCGCAAGAACATGCATCACCACCATCTTGCTAGAGCTACTTTGTCGAAAGCCCACACCAAACTGTTGAATGCCTTCACGGACTGCAATGCCCTGCATAGCAAAGATGTAGCTATATGGGGCCGAAGGCGCAGTTCGGATCAAGGATCGAACATTCTCACCGGCAGCGGCCGGAGCACGCATCACAATCGTGCCATTCTCATCCGTGGCCGTGGATGAACCCTGGTTTTGCCAAGTGAAGTCCGAGACAACTAGCGGCGTGTCTCCGGCATCATTCACAATCTTGCCCAGGGGTGGGGAGCCGCTATACCCCCAAAGCCCATCGTTATCTTGTGCCCAGCGAGTCAGGCCGGCGGCCGTCACGACATGCACGACATCCGCTCCATTACTACCGCTGGCGGGCGTCGTACCTTCCTGGCCACGAACAACCGTTAGGTCGTTCGTGGAACGGGCCGTCACCAGCATGATCTCGTCACCGACACGAATTCGGAAGTTTCCAATGGACGGAAAGACTGTACCGCTCGTGACCGTAATAGTAGTTTGGCTGTTGTCGATAGCGCCGTTCAGTGTGCTGAAGGCGTCGTTCTTAAACTGTTCGCGTTTGGGTGCAGTCATTTCTTAATTCCTTCTTGCGTGTCATCCTTCCATCGACCAGTAAACAAAAGAAAAGGCCGGGACCGAAGCCCCTTGCAGAGATCGGCCCCGGCCGTGGCGAGGGAGAACGATTAGGCGCTGACGGTGTATGTCACCTTCAGTTGGTCGCCGTTTTGTACAGCGACATCGCCGCCAGTGAACAGAGCCGTGGCCCACAGCTTGTGAGCAGTGCCGGCCGTGTGGTCGCCCTTGGTCTGGGCATTGGTGCCCGCAGCCAGGAACACACCCTTCACGGTGGCAGTACCAGTGATGTCGAAGATCACTGGTGAAGAGTTGGTAATTGCCTGACCCGAAGCGGCACCTTCCGTCCACGAGGGACGAGTCGTGGTGCTGTTCGCGTTACCTGGATCAGTATAAGTCGAGAACTCATCCCAGCCGTTACCGGCTTGATTGATGTTGTCGTAGATGTCGGCCGCAGCCAGAGCACTGAAACCGGCGTTGTCGATGAGACCGAGATACCACACGGTCATCGGGGCCGGCGTGTTGTGAAACATCACGTCGAGCAAGAAGTTCTTGCCTTCGTTGGTGATGCCGTTCTTGAATTTGTAAGTGCCGATGACTTTGCCATCGCGGACGTGTTCCACTTGGAACTCACCACGAAGAGCGCTCAGTGCGTTCGACAGATCGGCGTCCTGGATGGGCTTGGCGTTCCGAATGAGTTGGACTCCGGCCGCCTGGGAAATACTCAATTGATTCATTTGATTCCTCAAATCTTGCCACGCCGATAACGGCCGAGGCGTGTTGAAAAGAACCGGGGCTAGGAACATCCCTAGCCCCGGAGTTTGTTGTTACCGACCGGAGCCTCGCCGCTTCTCGCGGCGGAAGGCTTTCATCACTTCACGGGCCGTCGCTTGAGGCGATTCGCTTCCGTTAATGTTGATTTTCACGTCGCCAATGTTGGTCACTCCACCACCTTCCTCTCGGAAGATTGGGGGCTTGCCAGCATTGATGGCTTGAATTTGAGAAAAGAACTTCCGAGTGGAATCCGGGTTGATGATGGACTCACCAGCACGAGCTTTCACGTTCATGGTATCCATACCACGATTCACCGTACCGCCTTGAGCGAAGTACAGACTCTTCTGACCCAGGAGGGTTCGACCCTGTGCAGCCGCCACCGAAGCCTGCTGGACAGTGATTGTCCCAGAAGGCACCCCGATGGCTGCAATCTGTTGCAACTGCTGGAGTGCCAACTGATAGCTGGTCGCCGTACTCTGGGCGTTAGTAGCAATAGTCCCTGTGGGTTGCACAGCATTGACTACATTTGTACTGAGACTTGAAGCCGCAGACAGGATGTTAGACACACCAGCTTGTCGAAGGATACCGTCGAGTATCTGAAGACGCTGGATTTGTTCCGGCGTAACCGGATCAACCTTCTGCAAAGACTGCGAAAGCGTAGCCGCTCTCGTAAATGCTTCGCCGATCAGTTTAGCATCTGTCGCCAGAGTACCAAATTTACTGCCAAAATCAAGCTGACCTAAAGACTGCAATTCCGTCTGTATAGCACCAACATTGATACTATCGGATTTGGCCAGTTCTTTCAACCGAGCAATCGTTGCATTGGTTGCTTCGACAGCCGGTTTGAACTGATCCTGTACCTGGGAACGCAGAGGCGCACGAGCCTCCAATTTTTGAATCAGCAGTTCAATTTCTTGACGCTGTTTAACAATCTCTTGGTCGAGAACATTTTGCTGGTTTTGCCGCCCACGGATACCTTGAGCTTCTGCGGAAACCTGATCTAGGGCTTGCGGGATTTGATCCGCGCTATTCCTCAGAGTTTGTCCGACAGCCTCTTCGAGATTCTTTAGGAAAGGAAACTGAATATCCAAATTGGAAAGCGATTTTCGTATCGCATTACCGACTCGTTGGACGGCCGCTTCAACATCAAATTGCAACTGGATTGGAGTTTGCTTCAGATCGCCTTGGATGTCTCGAACAAGGTTGCCCAAGCCGAGCGCATCCGCCGCCTTGAAATCTTTGCTGCTGAAGGCCAAGCCTGCGATTTTCTTCAACGCTTCTTGTCGTTTCTGTGCTCGCTTAGCTTCTTCTTCAGGATCGAATAGTTGACCTTGCTTGTCAAACTGTCCGACATTATCCAAAACAATTTGCTGTTGTTCTCGAATCTGCCTAAGAATTTCTTCCTGGGCGATTTTCTCTTTCTTCTGTTGCTCGACTCGTTTCCGTTGCAGATCATTGATCTGCTCTTCAGCGCTGATCTGACGCCGGGCGATGTCTTCCAGTTCTTTAGCGGAACGAACTTCCAGTGCTCGACTACCGGCACGTTGGCCAATAGATTGTGCTTCAGAAGCGATGGAGTCGGCCCGCTGAAACTGGGCTAACGCCCGCTGCTTCAGATTGTCGTCACCAGTTGCAAAAGCCTTGATAAGACTCTGCTCGGCCTTGCGTGCTTCGTCGGCCGCCCTCGAAACAAGGACACTGACCTTTTGGGCATCCGAGAAGCCACGAGTATTGAACTCGAACTTTCGGTCGCTCTGCCGTTGCTGGATATCAGCGATCCGATTTTGGGATTGCTGAATTAGATTGTCACTGTCCTGAATGGCGCTTTCAAGAGCTTGAATGAACTTGGTCCGTGCGCTAACCACCTTCTCCAAAGAACGCTCGGTGTTATCAACCAGAGCTTTGTTAGCGGACTGAGCCGCCTCAACATCTTTGAAGTATTCTCTGGCGATAACTCGGAAGCGTTCCTTGACCCCTTGAATAACTGCGTCATCAAAACCTTTGGCGGCTTTGAGTTTGTCATTCTCAGTTTTTCGGAAATTTTCCAAGTCCTTCTTATTTTGGGCTTCCAGAGCGCTGAGACCGGCGAAGGCTGCATTTGTCCGAGCACGGTCGATGGCTTCAAAAGCCAGAGGGATTGCCACCGCGAGAGCAGCCAAGGCTGCAATCACGATATTAACCGGGCTGGCCAGCGCCAACAGACTGAGCTTCATTACCCCGACAGCACCAGCTACCGCCACCAAACCTGCCGCCAATTGTGGCAGAGAGGCAGCGAGAACCTTAATCGCTTCAGTAGTAAGAGTGATTGTTTTTTCGTTGCCGAGAAGATCGGCTCCAAGTTTCACAATGGCTTGACCAAGTTCAACCGTGAAGGCATTTTTCACCTTGTTGATCGCGCTAGTCAGCTTTTCTGCATCTGTGGATGTAGCCGTTAGGAATTTGGAGTTGGCGAAATCCTCACCATTTGCCCTCGCCTCTTCGATGTTCGTAGCAAAGTCCCGGAGATTGTCTCCAGTCAAAGCCAAGGCACCGCCAATACCACGCACGTTCGGGAACAGCTTGGCAAAACCTTGCGTTGTCCCGTCTGTACTAGACGCCAAATCCGTGAGCACGCCAGACAAGCCACGAGTGCCAATGGCAGACTCTACGCTCGCAAAGCCAAGCTCGCGGAACTTCTTCTTCATCTCGTCAGTGGGCTTGGTCAACGCCGTGATGATACCACGGAACTGAGTCAAGGTTTCCGACGTACCGATGCCCTTATCCGAGATCGTAGCAGCCGCAGCCGCCAGTTCTTCGAGACTGATACCGATTTCTTTTGCAGCAGGACCAACTCGACCGAAGGCATTCGCCAATTCAGTCGCCGTCACACGACCCTTGTCGATAGCGGTGAAGAAGATACCAGAGATTCTCCCGGTGTCCTCAACAGACAGGCCGAAGCTCCGCATAGCTCCTGATAGTAAGTCAACTGAATCCGCCAATGTAGAATTGGTGGCCTTAGCAAACTTGGCAGCTTCTTCAGTGAACCGGAGACTTTCTCCAAAATCACCAACTTGGTTGCTCAATGCCTGATAAACACCCTTAGCCGTTTCAAGCAACGGGATGTTAAAATTATCGGAAATGGAGCGGACGCTTTCGGCAATCTCGCTGAAGCCCGCCCCGCCAGCAATCGTTTGGATCAACGCCACTTGACGTTGGAACTCAATCGCTTCGCTGACCGCATCATTGAGGGCGTTACGAATCTGACTGAGTGCTCGAACAATAAGCTGAGTGGCGACCACGCGGGAAAGAGTTTCCCAACTGATCGTCCACTTCTGGGTGGCTTGGTTGGCCTTCTGCAATTCGTTATTGGCTACGTTGCCAACATTACGAAGAGAAGACACCAGCCCATCTGCCGCTGCTTTTTGTGCATTGAGCTTCTGATTGGTCGGTTGACCAAGCAGTTGATTCATTGCATCAGCGGCAGAATCCCCTGACAGTAGTCGCTGTCGAGAAGGGCGAGATGTACCCGCACTGGAGCCAGTCCCGCTGGACTTGCTCTCTGTTTTATTGAGACGGTCGAGCGCTTTGGCAGCGGCTTCCGCCTCAGACCGAATCTGCTTGAGGGCGGCAACAGTCTTGCCGGCCATCTTGTTTTGGGCATCCAGCTTCGTAACAACAGACTGGATACGCTGCTCAAAGCTCGCGTAGCCCTTATCCAGGGCACTGAGAGCTTGTAACGCTTGACCAACGTCGATGCCAATTGATTGCTTGATTTCGTCAGCCATTTATTTCACCCTATACATGACGATCTTGAAATGGCCTTTGGTAAAGGACGGCAACCGAGCCGTCCTAGCAACCCGATTGAACGCTTCTCGTGCCGCTTCCTGGAAGTGGTACGGGCCTGGATCAATCAATTGAGACAATAATCCTGGGTCAGGATTCGTGTTGGCATTGTTGAATTCGTTCCAGATCAGATGCTTCAGCTTCGTGTCATAGTGAAGGAAGTATCTTCCGGTGGTTGGGTCTGCCTCTAACTCGCCGCCGGAGTTGCTCAACCCGTAGCTGATGCGACGGGGAGCGTTACTCTTTGGGGCGATAACGAGTTGAAATCCTATATCTCTGGAGACATGCAGGAACGTGGCCCAAGAAGCCCCGCTCCATACCGGAATCTTATCAGTGGCCGCTGTTACCCATTCAAAGGCGGCCTGTGTAAGAATCTCGGTGAGATGCTCGTGCGCACTAGCCCGATAGGCTTCCAAATCCAATCGTGGGACCGGAAGTGTAGCCTTTACTTTCATGGTCAAGTCCTGGTTATTTCTTACGAGGTTTGCTCTTCGACTTAGGAGCCGACGCTCGGGGCTTCCCTGCCCCCAGCATGGCTTCTTGCCTTTTGATCTCGTCGTGTGATGCAGTCTGATCGTAGGCCATAATATCCGCCTGCGCCTCAACACTACATTCTTCCCAGGATTCCTTCAAGCCGGGTGGCCTTACGCCGACCCGGACGCAGGCGGTCCAGATAGCGTATTTTCCGGTTCGGCTTGGGGGCCACTGGTATCGGCCTTCTGTGCCGCTTGACCACGTAGAAAACTGTCGCGGGCCGCCTTGATCTTCTCTTCGTCGAGCGTGTTCACGTCGATAACGAGTTCCAGAATGCGGTTGCGTTCCACCTGGGTGAATCCGGCGGCCTTCAGGTCGCCTTCCCAGTTGGTCCAGGTTTTCGGATTTGATGGATCAACAGTGCCCCACTCGATCTTAGAGTTGTCCAACGTGCGAATCACCATATAGCCAAGGCGCTTCAAAGCGTGCTGGCCCAAGATGGTCTGATACGTCGGGTCATTCGCGTCGGGGATAAACCCGTCTTTGGTCAGCTTGCCCGGAGGCTTGGGCATCGGGACCAGTTGTTCAAATTCGTCCATGCTGGGCAGTGCTAACGCACGAAACACCAGCGGACCATCTTCTCGTTCAATGACGAGAATCTTTTCGGACGGTTTAGTGACCGCCACACCACCAATCTTCATTGGATTTTCTCCCTCATGTGAAAAATGGGGCGGCCGGAATAATCCCGGCCGCCCCGAAAGGTTAAAGTTTAGCCACGCACGATTTCAGGTTCGGTCACATTGCAGCGACCGGTGCTCGAAATTGTTGCAGCATTCAGATCGAATTCCAGCGTATCGTGCCGGAACTCGGGGAAAGTCGTGGTCTCATTCTCCGCAGTCCCGCAGGGCGGGTCATGGAGAATCACGATGTCCACGCTGTACGGTTCGCACGGGTCGCTCGAAGAGCTTGTCCAGTCGGACGCGCCGCCGATACCTTTGAGGGCATCGACCGGAGTGACCAATTCACCTGTTCCCGTTCGGACGAACTCATACACGAAGTCCATTACGACATCCATCGGGACTTCGTTGCCTTCTCGCACTGTGTCGAGATTGCCACGATCCGTCAGGTATTCGTATTCCTTGTTCTCCGTGTACGTCAGGTTCCCCTCACCGATCTTGACTTCGATCTGGATAGGAAGGAACGTGATGACATCGTTGTTGATCGGCAAATCACCGCCATCGAGAGCCGGCGTAAACGTCAACTCCCAAGTGATTCCGCCCGGTCTCGGGGTCGTGATGGTAATGGTGTCGCCACCGCCCATCAGGTCCACGTCCGTACCAATCAGGATGGACACATTCAAGCCCAGGTAAACACCACGGAACTCGATGATCCATGTGCTTGCCATCGGCGAAGTCACAACCACGTCGCCGGGAGCAATGTTGCTGAGGGCTTCCAGTGCGGATTGCACCGTAGCAGCATTGGCGTCAAAAGCGATGTTGGCCGTCACCTGACCATTGAAGGTCAGCGTGAAGTTGCCTGACGTGGCATCAACTACGACTTGCTGCTTCTCGTTGCTGTTGGCAGCAGTGACCGTAAACGTGGTCAGCGGCGAGCCTACGCCCGCGACGTTGAACCGAGCGCCAATCGGAACCGTAGTCCGGGCGTTCGGCAGATTGGCCAGGGTGTCGATCTCAATGCTGGTCTGGCCACCAGAAATTGCCGCATCATCCACAGCACCGGTGCCGGAGAAACCGTCACGGATAAGGATGGTGCAGTCTCGAAGTTCAATACGAGCCATTGTTGTGTAACCCTTTCAAAGGTTAAAAGAGAGGGATTACGACCGCACGATTTCAGGCTCGGTCGCATTGCAACGGCCGGTGCTCGAAATTGTTGCGGCGCTCAGATCGAATTCCAAGGTATCATGCCGGAACTCGGGGAACGTGGTTGTCTCATCTTGGGCCGTTCCGCAGGGCGGAACGTGCAAAATGATAATGTCCACACTATACGGTTCACACGGGTCGCTCGAAGAGCTAACCCATTCGGCAGCCCCGCCGATATTCTTCAGAGCATCGACAGGAGTGACAACTTCGCTCGTACCGGTTCGGACGAACTCGTAAACGAAGTCCATCACAACATCCATCGGAACTTCGTTACCTTCTCGGACGGTATCAAGGTTGCCCTTGTCCGTCAGATACTCGTACTCTTTGTTCTCGGTGTACGTCAGGTTGCCTTCGCCGATCTTAACTTCAATCCGAATGGGGAGGAAGGTGATGACGGAATCATCGGCCACGGCGCTGGCGAGAGCAGGCGTGAAAACGATGTTGGTCGTCGGGCTGGTGCTGGATGGGGTTCGAGCGGTGACAGTGTGGATCGGCAGGCCAGTTTCACCAGCGACGGTAAAGCGAGCGCCGACCGGGATCAGATCGGTGTCCAGCGTATTGAGCACGATGGTATTGACATCGAAATCGACATCATTAGCCATCAGGCCCATTTGGTTGACAGCGGCGGAGCCGCTAAGACCATCCTGGATCAGGATGGTGCAATCTCGCAATTCAATACGAGCCATTTATGTTTGGTCCTTTGGTTGTGTTGGGGACACGTCAGCTATTGATATGTCCGATGTACCGGGCGTCAACGACGCCTTGCTTCAAGCGATCTGTCCTCTCGATTTGACCGAAGTGGACAACGCGAACGCTATCGTTTTTGCCCGGCCGAGGCGTCAAACACACCAGGAGACTTTGGTCATCGTCGGGGCCGGTGCCGACTTTGAAGATGGAGATGACTCCATCCATCGCTTCATGGAAGATGCCTAGTCGGGCATCCAAATCATAAGCGTTCTTACTCTCGCCACCCATTTGGCTGGAGAGCAATACGTTGATGTCCACATAGAGGCGATGGTATCCTCTGCTGAGTTCTTGTGAGAAGGGTCCGTTCAAACGGACTTCAACACGATCAGGAGCTTCCATGAAGCTCTGGTCACGATCATCAATACCTTCAATTAGCACAGGAATGTTGTTGTCCACAGCGACTTGCTTCAGATATTTTGCTACTGAAGCATGAATCCATCTGGTCCAATTTCGGTCGGCCATAGTTGTCCTTCCTTACGGAGTTTCCAGGATGGCACTTGCTTGCGAGGCAAGCGTTAGTGTCTCGGTGATCGTCGGTCGGTACACGCTCCCAGAGTCTTCGCCTACTAGGTGCTTTGCAACTACGACGTATGCTGTGTCAAACTCGAATTCCTGAATGTTCTTGATCTCGTATTTTCGCCCGTTGAAGACGAACCAATCGTCATCCTTCAGTACGAGTCCAGGACAGTCTTTTCGGTCGATGATGAAAGTCCGCTGGCGGGCATCATAGCTGCCGCCATACACGAACTCTTTATTCGCGCTGATCTGCGAAATGCTTTGAACGAGTTCCCGGCTAAGCCTAGCCGGTAGGATAATCACACGCCGTACCTTGGTGACAGTCTCACTGACGATCTTCTCGCCAGTGTCAAGATTGGTGTCAGTTCCGTGATACGTGTGGATCAAAAATGGACCACCGCCATACTCTTTCTTGAGTGAGTATAACGATTGCTTGATCCGTTGATTAAGGTTGGCGTTTGTGGGCATCGTCGGTCACTTTCTCAAAGGCGTACTCAAGACGCTCCATGACTTCTGTGTTACGAGCGATGACTTCCGTAGATTTTTGAACGAGTGGCAGGAGAATTTCCTTACTCTCGTTTTCGAGCTTCACGATCCGGCCCGTCAATTGCTCTTCGCGTTTCCAATCGCGCCAGATGAAGAAGACTACGAGGCCGACTAGCGGCCCATACTGCTTTAGCAGCGCAAACATTTCAATGCTATCCATAGCCGTAGCCCCAGGATAAGAGTGCGAACAAAGAAAACCCCGCCCGGCCGAAAACGACCGGGCGGGGAACTTGGGGTTTGGTTGCGGCTGTCTAAGCCGCTCGGTTTAGCCGAGCAACAGGACGCCGAGATTCACGTTGAGCAGCGCGTAGCCACAGAGCAGATCGAGCGTAACCCGAGTACCCTGGATGTCGGAAGCGTACTGCATCGTGACACGCATCGAGATGTCGTTGTGGGCAGCCACACCGCTCATCACGCCGAACTGGCTGTTCGGACGGGCCAACGGCCGGTTGACGAGAGCCATCGCTTCGCGGTGGAACGCGAGGTTGAAGGCACCGTAGGGACCGGGGAAAGCCGCATCGTCGTTCGTCAGCAAGATGTCCAACGGACGATCCAGGAGCAAGGACTGCTCGCCGGCCGCCGACAGGAACGATTCGATGATCGTGTAAACGTGCCGACCAGCACCCGTACCGAAGGCGATCATTTGACCGACTTGGGGGGCCGAGAGGGCAGTCCAACCATCGACCACGACTTCCTTGGTCCAGCCAGCCGGATAGCTACCGTTGACTTCGCAAGTCTTGAACACGGTGATCGGAGCCACCGCGCCAGTCGCGTATTTGTTGACTTCCGACAGCGTGAGGGCCGTCGTATTGCCACCACCGCTCGTCTTAGCGGTGATGTACAAGGGCTGCTGGTTGCCTTCAACCAGGGCGAATTCGCCGACCACGACTTCGTAGCCCGTAATCACGACGGTCTGCGAGCCGCCGATACCAGCCGCCAAGGCGTTGGTAACGGTGCCAGTGGCCACGTCAGCGCCAGTGGCGACTGCCGGGACGTTCTGGAACATATAGGTGTCGAAGCCGAGGATTCGACCGAGCCGAGCGTTCTCCAGGGCGTTGCCGCCGTCGCCGCGCTCGTTGGCCTTGATGAAGAGTTCAGTCTTCAGCAAAGCGGTTTCGCTGGCCGGGGCCAGGACGAGATTGCGACCTTCCGGGTACGCCTTGTTGCGGTTGAGGATTTCCCGCGCTTCCAAGGTGTAATCCTTGGCATTGCTGGAACTGAGGGCCGTCAGGCGACCAGCACGCAGAGCGTTCGTGCGGAAGAACCGGTGGGCTTGACCGAGCAAGCCACGGTCAACACCGCGAGCGACCGACTGCATACCGGGGACGAGGTAAACCTGGGCGAGTTCCTGGAACGACTTCGACGCCTCACCATCCTTGATGATGAAGGTCGTGTAGAAGTGCTGATCCAGGGGCACGCGGACGTTCGTGGCGCTCGCGTCTTGGGCGGCCACGGAATCCGAATCCGTCTTACGCTGAACGCGGAACTCACCCGGCCGACGGGTGTTCACAACGTCACCGTAGTTGGCGACGGCGCTGTTGAAGTCCCGGTGGACGAGGCGAGCGATGCCCATGTTTTCTTCGAGGATGGTGAGACCTTCCATCGCCCAAAGCTCGGGGGTGAAAGCGTCATTGTCGTTGGCGAAGCAAACGATCTTCGCCAGGGAAGCGTACAGCTTGTTCATTGTCTGATTTTCCTTTTAGGAATTGGTTGGCGGCAAATTGCCGCCGGTGGTTGTGTGAAAACTATCCGCCCCGGATTGTTTCGGGAAAGACTCCGGGTGAGTCCTGGATTATTGCAGCCCCAGGGCTTTCGGATTTGTTTTCCGAAGCTGCTGGTACTGTTCCATCGTGATCTTCTTCAGATCGACCTTCCCAGTCGAACCCGGTGCGCCACCGGTAGCCGACCCCGCACCAACGCCACCAACAACATTGGACTTAAACAGATTGCCGTAAATTTCAGGCAATTGCTTCATCCGTGAGATGGCTTCGGTCGTGGTCATCTGTTTGACGATTGGATTCCCCGTGTCGGCTTCGACATCGGGAAAGTCAATCATCGGGTTGTCACCAATCATTTTCGTCATCGGGCGAAGGAGGACGACGAGTTGATTGGGACTGAACGCATCGCCGGTGACGGCCGCATCTTGAATGGCCCTAGCAATCGTCGATTCGACGTACTTGCTTTCGGCGGATTCAGCGCGTGTCTTCAGCGTGGTAATTTCATTCGTGTATCGGTCTTCGAGCGCCTTGCGCTCGATTTTGGCAGTCTCGTCCTTCGTGCGGAACTGCTTCCGCAAGTCTTCCAGAGACTCTTCGACCTTGGTCCGCTCTTCCTGGGTGAGCTTGACGTTTGTGAGCGTCTCATTCAGCTTCAATTCGAGCTTCTGGGCCTGCGCCTGGTGCTTGCGCTTGTCTTCGGCGAGGATTTTATTGACCTCCGCCTGTGTGAACACTTTGTCGGCCGCCGGATTCGGGTCAGGGTCGGGATTGGTGGTGGGGTCCACAACGGGTTCACCATCAAAACACACGAGACGGGGATTCGAGCGGTACAGATCAAACAACATGGGTCAATAAACCTTGTGCCCCTATTGAACATTACGGAAGAACGATTAGGGTCATCGCCTTCCACCCGTCGAAATGACGGTCGGAAAAGATTACGAAACTCTCGCAATCTTGATGGCGTCTTCGTCGCGTAAGAACGGACGAATATAACGCCAAGCTGCGGCATTCGGGATGCCGTTGATTAGGTGCTCAATCGGCACCTGATTTCGATTGTATGTGGTTCGCACGGACTCGTATCCCTGCGAGATGATACCGAGATTCTCAAGCTCAGCTTCCGGGTCTTTCCCATCAAGCAAACTGTGAGCGATCTCGTAGGAAGCAATCCTAATTGATTCGGGAACTACCGTGTCAGTGCCTCTTGGGAATTCGAGAGGCTGGTCAGCGTCGGCTGCACGAATTTGCTCATCAGTAGCGTTCGGGTTGCTGGCCAACAGAGCAGCAACCGTAGCTTTGTCACCCTTGAAATTCAGGGCGTTGATAATTCTAGTTGCAGCAAGCAGTGCTTTTGGTCGATCAGCGACGGCTGCATCATACCAAGCACTCTCGTGTAGGCGATTGTCGAAGTAATCATTGGCTTCCAACAAGGTGCCGTAATAATTACCAGTGATTCCGCTACCAACACCAGGAGTCAAGGAACCGCTGGTAAGGTCCAGCCGCTCCATAATATCGCTGTGATCGAACTCTTCGATCTGGGCGGTATCACCTGGAGTTTCAGCGGTTAGAGTTCCCTTATATCGGGTGTCAATGAATACATCAGCATTGGCTACGGACGTATCCGCGAGAACCGCGAAATAACGCCCATTTCCAACATGAGTCAATGTCCCGATGCCAACATTGGTCCAGGGTGCCCCAGAAATTGAAATCTGTGGCTGCCCGCCCGCCTCTGTCAAAACCGGTGTGATGCCGTCTGACTCCAAACGAAGATCAAACCACACTTGTCGCAATGCGGCAAGTGGTTCGCTGACTTTAATTAGACGGATCATTTTATCGCCTCAAGATTTTCTGGAAGAAAAACCACTTCTTAACGTCACTAGAAAGTGATGGGACTTCCAGTTCAGCAAATGAAACTTGTGCTCGTCTTTGATCCTGATTCGGAACTTCTAGTTCAGCGAATGAGACCTGTGCTCTGCGCTGACCATTCGGAACTTCTAGTTCAGCGAAGGAAACTTGCGCTCGCCGATCTGTTGTGGGAGCATCTGGGACTTCAAACTCTGCCCAAGAAACTTGTGCCCGTCTAACACGGTCAGGAACTTCTAGTTCAGCGAAGGAAACTTGCGCTCGCCGTTGTCCATTCGGAACTTCTAGTTCAGCGAAGGAAACTTGCGCTCGTCGTTGTCCATTCGGAACTTCTAGTTCAGCGAAGGAAACTTGCGCTCTGCGCTGACCATTCGGAACTTCCAGTTCAGCGAAGGAAACTTGCGCTCGCCGTTGTCCATTCGGAACTTCCAGTTCAGCGAATGAGACCTGTGCTCTGCGCTGACCATTCGGAACTTCTAGTTCAGCGAAGGAAACTTGCGCTCGCCGTTGTCCATTCGGAACTTCTAGTTCAGCGAAGGAAACTTGCGCTCGCCGTGTTACATCGCCGGCATTACGAAGTAACAACAGGAGAGACATGGTTTAACCTACGCCTAATAGCAGCAATGATGCAGGAGGAATCCAATCAACCTTTACTTGTCCACTGGAACCACCCCCGGATGCTCGGTCTGTCGCATTACCGGCTCGTCCACCACCGCCAGCGC